TTTAATGTATTGTTCCTAATGTTATCTTGTGATTTACTAATAACCCCATCATTTAACATATCATCACTTACAAGAATATTTGCGGGGAATCTACCCTTAACATCACTCCCTTTTCTCTTGAAATAACCACTTATCCACGGCGTATTATATATCCCTTGTTCTAAATTATTTTTACATGCTTTATCACTATCCTTCTCATCAACAAAAGGTATTCTACAATCATCTATCCAACATATACCTTTAGCGTACAACATAGGTTCCATAACTTGCTTTTTTCTTATAAGAGTGATACGAGAGTGCTAATGATATCACACAATCGTCGTGGAACCCATTAGGAGACCCATATTTAATCTTTCTCGTCTTTGGTGAGTATTCGTATGTAAAAACAGATAACTCCTTATATAGGTCTGTATTGAGGTTTGGTGATGGTAGTAAGATTTTACTTTCATTCATACCCATAATCAAATCTTCAATCATGTTCTGCTTACTATCACTATTGGTTATAAATGGTTGAACGGATGGATATTGTTTTTTAATCTGTTCGTATAATACATCTCCTATACTATTCACTTCAGCAAAACATATTGGTCTCCATTTCTTCAATTTAACAACCACTTCTGAAATAATGATGTCCCAACTCTTTTGTCTTTCCCTGTAAAAATCAACCATTTCTCCTTCTGAATTGAGTATGGTTAGTACTGTGTAATCATTTTGACGACCAAAATCGAGACCAGCATAATATTTTTTAGAAGGTTCATGTTGTGGATATTGATTCAATACACAAGAGTTTTTTAATGAACCAAATACTTCACCCCCATCATCTATAAACTCTGCTAAGATTTCTTGTTTATAAATCGTTTCAGGTAAAGACATCTTGGCTTCTTCTAACTCTTCATGTGTGATATATGGAGTATCAAACGATGTAGCAAAGAATGTTTTGTATTGGGGGTATTCATCACTCATACCTCGTAGTGCTACCTGATGAAACCAGTTCTTGCCTTTTGGTGTTGAAATGAATAATACCTTCTTACCATTTACAAGAACTGTTGGTCGTAGTACTTCAATCCACACATTATCTTTGATGTATGCTGCTTCATCAACAACAAGATAGTTTAGAGTATAACCTCTCAAAGTATCTTCCCTTTCACCACTTCTAAAATACATCACAGACCCATTTATAAAGGTTATGGTTAGTTCAGATTTGTTGATTGACTTTGTGAGTCCTGTTCCTGCTATGGTATTGGTGAGTTCTGTAAATACTTTTTTTGCTTGTGAATATACTGGTGATACCCACATAGATACTGACCCGTTATCTTCCAAAGACCATTTGAGAAGTAGATTCATAGCAGTAAATGATTTACCAGCCTGTCTTCCAAAACAACCAACAACATATTTGATGTCTTGTCTCATACAAGCATCTATAATTTCTTTTTGTTTTTTGGTTGGGGTAAAACCTTGTACTGTTAGTTGTTTAATCATTTAATATCTTATCAAACCATTTATCTATGTCGTAATATCTGCTATTTGTTCCTTTATCTCCATATTCACCATTATTATCCCCAACTTTCACCCCTATACCAATCCCATATGCGTTTTTATTAAAACCTTCACTACTCCTCATTTTGTTATTTCCACTTTTACTAATAACTCCATCATTCAACATATCATCACAGACAAGGATATTAGCGGGAAATCTACCTTGTGTATTCCAACCAAGTTTATTTTGTATTGTATTTCCTTCACCAAATGGTTCCGCTTTGCTATTCCAACTATAACCTTTATCAATTCTCTCATCATCATTTTCAGCAAATGGAATCCTACAATCATCAATCCAACAAATACCTTTACTATACATCTTATTTGATTTTTACTTCCCCCTTCTTACGAAGAATTGTTAAGCCGTGATTTACAGGTATGGTAGCATATTCCCACTTATCCATATCGAGTTCAAGAAGTGCTTTGTATGGGCCTCCACCTGCCCATTCATCCCCCATCTTGTATGTTAAAGAATAGTTTGGTACAGAGTTAGGCATAGTATCATGTAGTAAGATTATAGTATTTGGTGTGGAGATTTTGTCTATAAGTTCAAGTTCCGTTCTTACCTGTAATGCTGAATGCCAGTCATCAACATAAATCAAATCATACTTAAATTCTGTGATTGATTGTAGGTAAGTTATTGCGTCTGTCTGTATAAAAGTCCAATAAGGTCGTAGGTCATCAGGACAATTAAAGATTGGGGTATTGATATCTATTGATGTTGTAAGTCCCCCCAACTCTTTTGATGCTACAAGAAATGGAAATGTTGAACCACCTTCTCTAACACCTAATTCCAATATGTTCTTTGCTCTAATCTGTAGAGCAATTGAAAAGAATGTTAGTACATGCTCAAAGTTATTGGTACCCGCATCAAAGTTTTTTATTAGAGTTCTGTTGAGTAATTCTTGTAGGTAATTCATTCTATTATTTTATCAAACCATTTATCTATGTCGTAGTATCTGCTGTTAGTTCCTTTGTCTCCATAATAATTTTCATAATTTATTTGGGGATTTACATTATTGAACTTACCATAAGCGTTTCCTTGATATTCGCCTAATGTTTTATTCCTTTTATGATGCGGATGACCTTTTCCTGATTTGTAAATTAAACCATCATTCAACATATCATCACTTACAAGAATGTTAGCAGGAAATCTACCTTGATTGTTTAATTGATTACCACTCTTAAAACCAAACAAACTGAACTCCCCTGTGGCATTCAAGGAACCTGGTGTAGCAGATTTGATATCATCACTATCTACAAAAGGTATTCTACAATCGTCAATCCAACAAATAGCCTTACTCCACATTAGGTTCCCCAAAGTTTAATTTTATTTGTGTCCCTGTAATATGGACTTTATCTGGTTCATTTAGACCTTGTAGTTTAGCCAAGTCATTTAATGCTTGTCTTCCATTTGTTAGGTCTCCTTGAATAAGTGCTTGTTCGTAAATGTCCCAATACTTCTGTGTATGTTTCAAGATTAGTTTGTCTTTTTCCAACTCAAACTTTTTCTTCAACAATACCCATACTCTACCCCAATATTCGTTTGCTTGTGATTTGGATAGGTTAGCATTATCTTTTGCCCATTTAACAAACTCACCATAAGATAAATGGTTTTCAAGTATCTCACGAGCAGCGTTGTTGATGAATGTTCTTTTTTCAACATCCGTCATCTTTTTAGCATATGAACCTTTTGGTCTTCCTGCTGGTCTTGGAGCAGGAGGGGTTAGTGGTAAATCATCATCAGGAATTATTATGTCCGTCATCTGTTGTAATTTTAATTTCTTTATTTAATTGTTCTTGTTCGTATCGAGCCTTCGCTTCTTCATAAATCTTTCTTTTGAGTGCTTCGAACTCCCAATACTTGTCTTTCATTTTTTCATTCCTTGCTTTAACTCTTTTGTTGTGGGCTTTCCTTCCGCCCCTTACTCTACTTCTTGGCATAGTTTTATTATTTCTCCTTTTTTTATTTTGCTATAAATCTTTTTATATGATTTTAATTTGTTTTTAATCATATATTCATTCATACTCGTATAGATTAAATCTGTTTCAAGGTCTTTTATTTTGATTGCGTTTTGAGCAACTTTACCTACTAATTGATGACCTCTTGGTGGCCTTGCTGGTCTTTTATATTTTTGGTCTTCAGGTTTGATTTTAGCAAGGGATAATTTGCGTTTGTGTTCTTCACTAAACTTCATTCCTTTCCTAGATAAAGAAAGTTTCAGTTTATGCTCTTCACTAAAAACCCTACCTTTTCGTGATTTTTTCTCTTTTAATTTTTTATATTCAGGTTCGTAATTTTTTCCCCATCTTGTTATTCTCGCTTTTTCTATAACCTTTGGGTCTTTTTTCTTACCTTTTTGAGATTTGGAAATCTTCTCAATCCATTTTTCATTACGGGGGATACTCAAACCTAAACTACCATCACCACCATCAGTCATATTCACCAATGTTCCTAAACCCAAATCCCTCCTACCATACAATTTGATAAACTCTTTTTCTTTTTCTTTTGCTTGTTCCCAAGTCAAATTATCAAAGAGAATATCTATTTCATAATCAGTTTTGCTGACTATTCTGTGCCAAAAAATACTCCTATTATATTTTGATTTAGCCCTATATTTTGTTTTACCAATTCCAATATAGAATGGTTCATTTTTATCTAATCTTATATGTCTATACACATTCCACATAATCCAAATATAAAAAAATTATCTTCCCTGTCCTCTGTATTTTTTTGGACGGGGTGTATGCTTATTATACGATTTAGCAGGAGAACCTTTTGCTCTTTTTCCAAAGGTTGTCTTCCTACTACTCAAGGGTGATTTTGATTTCGCCATTAGTTTTTAATTAGTCAGGTTATTTTTTGATATCAAATAAATAAAAAATAATACCATAACCTATATAAATAAATATGGGGTAATCGTAAAAAAATTACAACTACCCCAAACTGAATATGAAAGTCATCCCCGACTCATAGTGTTTCAAGTGTAGAAACACCCAAATTACTGGCTATTTTCTTGTGAAATTAAATACTGATATCTCTTTTCAAGGTTTTTACATAGGTTATAAAAACATTTTCCACAACCAGGAGATTTTTTTTCTTTAAGTTCCCTGTTATAGAATCCATATATGTAATTTATTTCCTCTCTCGATAGTCCATATTTTTTTATGAGAACCATTATGTTATCCCATTCTTGTCTTGTTGATAATCCAAAAGATATTGAAACTTCTTTTGACTTACCACATTCTTCACAGTCAAGTTCTTTATCTTGAAAAACTAATTCTTCTTTCAAGAGCTCTTCTGTTTGCTTCACAGGTTGATTGTCCGTATTCATAATTCCATCTTTTATTATTCTTTATCTTTGTTATATGACCTCTTGATACTCCAAATAGTTCTGCTATTTCTCTGTGGTATAGGTCTGTATTTTTGATGAGGTCTTTTATAAGTTCAACATCATTTTTATCTAACTTTATCATCTTTCTATCCATTTTTGTTTAATCCACGATTTCATGTGTTTTATCGTGTCTCTTATTGAATATCGGGGTATTCTCGTTTTTTGGTGTATTGGTTCAATTTTTCTATGTTCCATGTATAACTTAAAAAGTCCTATGTTATACCAGTTGTTTGGATTGGTTTTCAATTCGTTATCGAGTAAGTCATTTATCCATTCCACGCTCGGTCTTTCATAATATTCTTCATCTATGGTATCGGGTATATCAACTGATTCTGTGCTAAACTTTCTATATGTCCTTTGGAACTTTGAGTTATTGGAATAATATTGATTGGTTATCGTTCTTGTTAAAAAGTACATTTGTTCTTCAGGTGTTTGTAGGTTATTCCATTTTTCGTTCGTGCTCAGCTGAATCAATATATCATGTAGAAGGTCAATATATCTTTCATCCCCTTTTGTTATTCTTTTTGCTAATTCTCTGTATTGTTTGTATCGTTGTTCCAACATAGGTAATCCCAACTCCCTCTTTTGAAAGTTGTGTATAAATAATTTGGAGGTATTTTATACTCTATTGATAGTTTCCAAACGGACTTTGTTTTATTTTGGTATGCTGTGAGTATATCCCTTTTCTTATTATCATCAAGGTTATATTTATTTTTCTTTTTATTATAAATATGCTTCTTGGAACAATTTTCCTTAATGCTAATACATTCCAAATTGGTAATGTTGTTATTGCTTGGGTCTCCGTCGATGTGATTGATTGTTTGTGGGCACTCACAATCATTAAATGCTGACCAAACGATTCTTGATACCTTTTTTACAAAGAACTTACCTTTTGAATAGAAACCTGTTCTCAAATATTTTCTATTCACATCAACAAGGTGTTGTTCTTTAATTTTACCTGTTCTGATATTTTTTATTCTTCCTTCGTTGGAAGCAGCATACTTTGGAAACTGTGGTATCTGTCTCCATACTTCTTTTTCTATACTCATATTATCTGAAATTATTATAAGTGTTATCGAATTGGATTCGTTCCATGTAGGTCATTTCTGCTCTATTTGTTTCACTTCCAATTCTATTTTCGTTTCCATAATCAACCATTCTATCCCTTTGCTCTGATGTTGTTAGCATCTCAAGGGTATCTTTTTTCTTTCTCTTATTGAGAAGCTGATTGATATAATTTTGTTGTTCTTTTGTAATGCTCTTTTTCATATTTTTTTTAGATTGAATAATGAGTTTCCATAGCTTCTTTTTCAAGAAGGTATTGCTCCAATTTATTGTCTTCAAGATGTTGTTGGTAATAATCCCAATTTACAGCATCAATTTCTTCTTCAGTCATAAGGTCAAACTCTTCTGAACTGATGTACTCGTGATAGTATTGTTTTAGTGCTCCCATAATTGTTTTTTTTTATAATAATAAATATAACACAACATCTACAAAAAACAACATCTACCAAAAAAAAATAAAAAAAATTATATCATAGCAGACATCATTTCACCATCAGGGGACTTCTTATCCACCTTTGTAATGTAAAGATTTTCAAGAGTCGATAAAAAATCTTCCATCTTGCTTTGATATTGTTGTACCGTAAGGTCATAGATATTCACACCAGGTGTAGTCATTTTCATTTCTGCCACTTGAAGGAATATATGACCTATTGTTTCACCATATTCCCTTTTTAATCTTTTATAACTCTGTATCATGAAATAATCATACTCCATAGGTTCGAGGAACATATTGGTTAGTTCCTTATTGATAAACTCAATAGGAAACTTGTAGGTTGGGTTATCGTTGATAACACTTTCTAATAACGGGGATATTGCTTGGCTTTGAAACATAGTTAAAAAAGAGGGGAGGAAAATAAGAGCATGTTTGTAATAATGGGAACACTATTATAGTGTAAAAAACCTCCCCTCTATATCTTTATAAAAACTCAAACTCACTTACTTCGTTTTCAGCGTTGAGTTTATATTTAATCTTTAATCCAATCAACCTTGATTCTAATGGTTGTTCTGTTTCAAGAAGTAATGGCTCATCTAAATCTTCTAAATGTAAGTTATAAAAAAACTTACTTGGTTTCGTTGAGTTATATTTCTTTTCAACCTTTATCAACTTACAATCTAAAATTTTATGTGCTTTCTGCTTCATATAAATAAATATCAACTTTTACTAAAAAAATCAATTTCTTCTCCTTTTTCTGATGATAAAAAGTGCTATTATGTATCCCAATAAGAGCTGTAGTGCTAATGTATTCATTCTTTCCGTTGAAGTCATTTAATTTCTTTACCAACCCCTTTTAGTTTTTTTACCCATACTATACTATATTACTATATTATTTAATTTAATCTTATATAGTATATGGTATAGTATCAGCCTTAAGTTTCTTTACCCCCCCCTTTAGTTTTTTAAGGGGGTACTCAAGTACTACACTTTTCCTGTTCCTTATCTACTAAGTCGAAAATGTTATTCAAGTTCAAGTAATATCTGTTAAAAGTTTCTCCTTTAACTCTTTCTTCATCAACTTTTAGCAATCCCCTGAATTCAAGGTCTCTTTCTATATTTCTTTGCTGGTAATGGGATAGTGATAATTTCTCAACGAAATCTCTACGGAATACATAGAATCCATCTGTTTCATCGATTGCTTTCGATTTAACCAAATATTCCAACTTATCAAGTAAGTAAGTTAGAAATAGAGCACCATTGGGTGTAAGTTCTTTTACAAGTTTCATATTCACCATAAGGAACTTATCTTTACCTAATATACCCCTGATGATTTCTTCAATTTCAGTTTTTTTTCGCATGCTTTTTTTTTATAAATATAACACAACACTAACAAAAATCAAACTAACCCCAATTCTTTTGGAGAAAATTGGATAGATTTTTCGTAAGTTCTTTTCTTTGGTCTCAGATTGTACTTTTCGCAGAACTGTTCGTGTATGGTCTTATCACTTGATAAGTTATAACCAATACTTTTTAAGAACATGAAAGTTTCAATCCAATCTTCTTTCTTTGGATTGAATAAAGATAAATGAGCATAGGCTCTATTGGCTTTCTGTTTTTTTTCACCTCTATAAATCTTTTTACCCAACTTTTTACATATCTTACATCTGGCATCATAACCATCTTTGCCACTCTTATTTTTGTAGAACCATTTGATAGAAAGTTTCTTACAACATGCTCCACATATTTTCGTTTCTAAAGACATAAATTAAAAGTAATGGTATTATCTCAAATTGAAAAGATAATTGAAATTTGGGGTGTTTCTGCTCGTCTGGTGAGATTTTAGGATTACCTCCAACCCTTAGCCAAAGAAGCAATATATCTTTGTTGATATTGTGAGTAGCAGAATCCAGCTCTAACCCCTCTATCCTTCTTTTTTTCTCTAACGATATCATCACCCATACAACGAGCCATAAACTCATTTAGAGTTTCTTTAGCATTTGGAGAATACTCAAACTTTTTTCTACCAAACTCTTCACTCATTCCAACTACTCCGCCTTGTTGTCCGTCATTTTCTTTTGGTTTGGAACAAGCTTGTTTGGCATAGTTTTCAGTATAGCCAGCGGACTTATGACGTTCCATACAGTCCGTAGTAGGTAAGGTAGCAAAGTCTTCACTCTCTTTTGTGGCATAATTGAATGCTTGGTCTTCAATAGTTTCAGCTTCGTCTATTTGGTCTGTAATGTCTTCTGTCTCCATAGATTGTTTATTATCCCATTTAGATTTACAAACAGCGTATCTTTGGTCTGTTTCAGGAAAGCTTTCTTTTTCCTCACTCATACAACGACTGATGAACTCCTGTTCTGTTTCTGATGATGTAGGTTTGATTGGCATAAATTATAGATTAGCTTTTGATTTTAGTTTTTTGTTTTCGGCATGTAATTCATCCACTTTTCTTTCTAACTCTTGAATCTTAATATTTAATCCCTGTATTTCCTCTTTGAGATTTTTAACGAGTTCAGCATAGATGTTGATGGATAATTCAAGGTTTCTTAATACTTGATTGTCTGTTTCAGCACTTATTCTTCTTCTACCTACAAACCAAGCGGCTACGGCAGTAATTGAGTTAGATATTAAAAGTAGTATTTCGTTATTCATATTAGTAGCAATCTACACAAGCATCATACTCTGGTCCTTGATAGTACGGTAGGTTTCTATACCAATCATTTCTTCTTGGTGGTTTTCTCATACCAGGCCCAAAGTGTATGCCTGCAAAATAAGTTTGTGATGTTGATGGCATACCGTCTTTCTGTGTATATTGAAAATACCACGGGTAATCACTTGGAAATGCCTGAACTCTATCAAGTAATCTTTGGGCATAGAAATTATATCTACCCAATTCAATATCTCTCAAATAAGACATTCCTTTAATATCTATTGATGTACCTTGTTCTGTATTTCCAATAGTTATAGCCTTATTCATTTTACGGGCAAATATCTCAGGTATAGCCTCAAAATAAGCCCTGTGAATCAAATAAGGTGCTATGTAATCATTCAACATAATACTATCAGCCTGAGACATCGTACCACCCGATAATTGAACTGACTTCACAAGATTCATGTAGTAATCATAACCCAAAGTCCCTATAAGCGTTTGCAAACCGAGTTCTTGAGCCATATATATCGTGCTAGTCAATAAGGCCATATCTATATTTTGATTTAAGGTACTGAACGCTTTGAGCTTGGTTTCTGAAATAAGTAAAACTGTACTTGCCATTATATTCCTTCTTTGATATCCACCTGAGATTGAGCTTCATCAGGTAAGATTTGGTTTTGTTCTATCCCCAAGTTGATAGTTTGTTTATCTCTCAAGAACAATAATTTCTCAAAAGTTTTCATCATTTCTTCTTGTATAGGTATAATCCTTGTCTGTAAGAAAAGATTGTAGGCATCAAGCATTTCTGTTCTTCCTCCAAGTTGTCCTTCAGTCTTTATTCCGAGAAGCATCGGGCTACTTATACCCCATGCGGTAAGTATCGTTTGGTCTATCTGTGGAGACATATTGGAATACCAAGCATCACTTGCGTTGTTTGGTAAAGGAGTTATGATAGGAGCAGTCTCTGGATTTTCACTAAAGAAAAGGAAAATCTTACCTGCGTTATTTGTTGATGTATATTTGGCTTCTAACTGACGCATGATTATATCCATTTCTTCTTCACTTGGAGTTCCATTTACGAAACTCACAGACATAGATGGCATCATGCTATTTTGTGTGTTATTCAGGTGGAAGTTTCTAATTTCGATATCTAACTGAGCAGTTGTTAGTGAAGCAATCCAATCACAAGGCGGATAATAGGACATCATCGGAGTATATCTTTTCACATAATAAATCTGTGAAGGTGAATCATCCGTAGTCATATTAAATGCTGGTAATTCAACAGGTTTCCACTTCTGTGGATTGATTTGAGTTCCTTTCCAATCAACAGAATAATAGTAAGTTCCAACATTACCAAACATATCTTCTTTACCTGCTCTCAATTTTGAGAAGTCAGTATGATATATTTCAGCTATACCACCATCATTAGATTTAACTATGTTTAGAGCAAAACCACCAAAGATGATTCTATCTACAACACATTTTTCATAGACCTCATATAGAGTCTCAGAACGATTAGCCATTCCAATTCTATTTGGGTCTCCGTCTTTAACGATAATGTTTTTACCTTTAACCCCGTAGATTGTAGCATTAGCACAAGCACGAGTTATTGGTGAATATTGATAAACTGTTAAAAGGTGATTTGGAAAATTATTATCATCTCCATAAAACACCCAAGGCTTGTTCTTGATTACCTCTTGATATTGTGGTACATAAGCAGCATTAAACTCTTGTATATGTAGTCCGTATTTGTTCTTGTCGTTCATTACTAATAAATATCAGGTTTTTTCATTTTATTCATATATTTACGGACATCCCATAAATCCACCACCTTGTGGATATCCACCGATAACATGCCAAGTAGCACTTACACCAGCAGCCATCTCATTTTTATAATAACCATTACTCACAGGTGTAGTCAAGTTAGCATCGACAAATAATTGTTGTGAAGTACTGAGACAAGCCCAACAGGTTTGAGGTAAACATGGAGCACAATTACCCAAATCAGCAGCATAGATAAATGTGTTTGGAGTTCCATTACAAGCTGAGTTTTGAGAAGGCCCATAATGAACCAAAAATTGTATAGGTGGTAATACTGGTGGTGTTGAACTCGGAGTTGGTGTGAATGTAATTGTAGGTGTGGGACTTGGGGTTATTGGAGTACCAGTTGGACTCGGAGTGATACTCGGAGTTGGGTAGATACAAGCTTCTTCCTGCTCAGAAACATAAATAACCTGTGAAAAGTCCTCATCATTAGAAATATAAGGTTCAAAGAAACATTCTTGAGTATTATCATCACCAACGATAACCCATGCTCTACCACTTTCAAGTTTATTATAAGCTAAACTAATATCAGTTGAACCTGATGTGATATTTTCATAAATGGAATAGTAGTATTGACCCAAATACTCAAAGAATACTTGTGGTGGAGTTAGAGACAGATTTGTAGTTGGTGCTTCAACGAATCTAAACTTATCATAACGAACATTACTCGTTATAACCTGTGGATAAAAACTAACTCTTTCCTTTGATGCTATATGTTGGAATGAAAACAAATAATACGGATTGGGTAGGGTCTTATTCATAGACACCGTAGCAATCATATTATTAGTTTGGGACTTCCTTATTATCAACATTTTCGCTTATTATATAGTGAGCATCAAGTTTATCGTCTATAAGAATAAATAGAATATTCATATTTAAGGTCTCGTAGGACTTGGGGTCGGTGTGGGTGTGGGAACAGGTGAAGCCCATTCATCATACCTCCATTTATCTCTCAAATAGAGTTCAACTGCTTCTTGTTGAGAAGGTGATAATTCTCGATTATAAATCATGATTTCAGCTAACTCAATATTACTATTTGTAGCGAATAGTTGTCCTGTGTTATTTGATGTACACCCAAGATTGAATGCGTTCCATCTCGGACTTACTGTTGTTCCTGTAAATAGTGATGAACTCGTTGCTCCTGATTGGTTCAATTCCCAACTTCCAAAACCAGGATTAGCTGGTAAAACAGCTTTCATAAGATATTTACCATTTATAGTTGCTGCTGTATATGGTGTAGGAATTGTGGAAGCCTGTGTAGAACTTTGTGGATAAACGTTAGCATTTATTATATTGGTGGCACCCTGAAAACCACCAAACTGTAATCTATCAAAAATATCACTTCCAACTTGAACTAAAGTACCATTTGTATTTCCAGAATACAACTGATTTGTAAATGCTGGTGTTCCTGCTGGTTGAGACCAAACCATAAATATTGTTGAACCCGTATGTGTTAAAGTTGGTCTATCAAATGCTACCAAAGCTTTTCTCAAACCTGTTGTAGCATTAGGAGTAAATCTAATAATATTTGGACTACCAGGTAAAGATGTTGAAGCAGAATATGTTGGGTATCTATCTGTTGTCTGACCTGTTAAAGTCCAAATTTCAGTACCCTTTGATGTAAGTTGAGATATATAAGTCGTTCCCCCCGATAAAATTAAGTTCATAGTTGAACTATCAGATGCGTCAAACCATAAAGAAGGTTGAACTATTGGGAAAGGTGTTGATGAAGGAGTAATTGACGGTGTTATAGTCTGTGTAGGAGTGAAGCTTGGTGTAGGCGTGAAACTTGGTGTGGGTGTGGGACTTGATACAGGTGCTGAACTTATTTCAGGTACCACTCCGTGTTGTTGAATACGATTCTCATAACCATCAACTCTCTTAAATCTTGACCTTTTAGCGTCCCAACTATCAAAAGCATTAGCATTTAGTGCTACCTTCGTTTTTCCTTCTACTTGTTTTTGTGGTGAGAAGTAGGTTTGTTGCTTACCCAAAACACCCCATAACTTTTTGTCTATTCTTCCTTTCATAAATAAATGTGGCTGAAATAAGGGGAGGTATTACCCTCCCCATATTTGTATTTTTAGCAAGGACAAGTAGATAGTGAAAGTCCTACGAGGGTAGATGATAGAGAACCTGCTAATTTCTTTGCTGGTTCCTTCTCAAATCCTTCAAGAACAATCGTGTATCCATATCTGTCCGCAAATGCGGTTCCAGTCTCAGCAGTACCCGTTTGTAGAGCCATACCAAAATCTTCACCCAAATAGAAAATATCACCTTCATTTGTCTCAACAAATACCTTCATATTGGTATTTTGAGCCAAGAGTTTTATTTGGTTTCTTGTGGATTGTTGTAATTTCAAGAAAACAAGATTTACAACTTGATTATATACCACAGTACCATTTTCTAAACTCGCTTGGATTGTCTCAACAAAGTTAGATGTATTTTTCTCAACTTGAAACTGATATACAGTTCCACCCGTAGCACCTACTGTAAGGATTTCTTGGTCGCCATTTTGTGTTGTGCCAGTAACGCAACCTGCGATTACATAGACATTCTTTACACCACCCACAGCGTCTCTACATCCTTTACAGATATTATTGCTAACGAAACATGATGAAAAACTCATAACTTTTGTTTTTTAATTTTTTGACTTTTCAAGTCCGTTTATTTTTATGTTAAACCGTTAGTGATAACGAAGTTTGGCCATGCGAGTTGCACGCCAATTTTAAAATTACAACGAAGCCTAACCTCGTCGAAATCGACTGAATAAAACATTTTTAGGTTATCCATATCGCTCATCAAATCGACTCCAGCAACTGCGTATCCTGCTGGCATCAAGACAACAAGATTTGAGTTTAGGAGACCTCCCACAGGGTGCACCAAAATATTTGTTGCGGGATGGAATGTTTTGAACTCTTCGTAAGACCCTTCTGGATTGAAGTGGTAGTAGTTAGCAGTTCTGTAATTGATAAGATACTTTCTGTAGTTCGCATGAGACATGAAAACAACCCAGTCAGTTCTATTTACAACATCATCTGGAATTTGCTCAATCAAGTTATCAATTTGAGATAACGCTGTTGTTGAAGCAATTGGTGATTGACCAGGAACTACAATACCACCAGTCACAGTAGTTGTGTCTGCTGTTGTTCCACTTACGCCTCTTACCAATTCTTTAATACCTGAGAAACAAGTTGTTGCTGAAGAAGCTCCCCAAATCGTGTTTTCGACATATTGGGAAATTTGTGCCACCTTAAGCTCACTTATTTGCTGTTCGAAGGGAACTGTCTCTGGTGTAGAACCAGGAGTAAGTAATTGACCTAACCAGTAGTTGTTTAAGTCAGCAGGACATAATGTTTCGTTTATTTTATACTGGCAGACAGTAATGTCTCTCTGAGTATAAATTGTTGAACCTGATGGAGACCATCCACAAGTTCCGTCTTGCACATAAAGGTCAGAGTTTAATAAGTTGATTGCTTGAGAACCTTTTACGCCAGGTTGCACCTTAATCAGCTTAATAGTTTCTGATTCCAATATAGCGCGTCTAATCAGTTCTCCACCTACTTCATCTGTATATGTTGATAGAGATGAAAGGTTAAAACTGAAGTCGTACTTTTTGTTTGCCATAACTTTAGTTATTTGTTTAAGTTTAATTTATTTTTTGTGGAAACCTTGTCTGATTGATACAAGCTGTGAGATATAGTCATCTTTAGCTTGATTTAGTTCAGTTTGGATTTGGTTTTTACCAACTCTCAAAGGTTCTCCCGCTGGTTCCTTAGCGAATTTGGAGACCTTCTTTTTCATTTCTTCTTGGTCTGCTACGATTGAATCAATTTTATCTTTGATTTCACCGAGAATACCCATAAGTTCTTTCTTGAACCCTTCCATATTGTCGTTGCCTTGAGATAATCCTGGTGTAGTCATACCCATTTCTTCTTCTACTGATTTTTCTTCAGCAGCAGGTAATTCAACATTTTCTCTTTCTGTGATTTTTCCGTCTTTGGTTATAATCTTGATAAGAACCTCTTTACCTTCACTATCTTTGAGCTTTAATTCATGCTCACCATCTGGTGCTGGCATTTCTTTTCCATCAGGACTTACAACTTTAACTTCTTCACCGACATCAAATGTTGGGGATTTAACCACCGTACCATCTTTTAGCGCCGCTTCTACGAAGTCTTGCTTTTTTTCCATGTTTTCGTAATTTATTTTTTGGACTATTCCGTCCTTAATTGTTATTTTGGTTGTATCGTCTAACTCAAACTCACCATCAGGTGCGGGGATTTGTCCGTCTTTATTGATAATATAAATAGGCTCACCCACCGCTAAATCACCTTCAGTAATGATTTCATCACCACTTTCTTTGATTTTATAGGAGTTGAACTTATACAAACCAAGCAGTTTATTTATTCTTTTGATAGCATCTTGGTATCTCATACAAATTGTTTTAGAATATCTTTGATTTCTTCAAGTATGGATTCGTTATCTCTACTGAACTTAGCTTTTTCAAGGAAATAACCTTGAACTGAAAACCCATTCAACTTTCCGTTTTTAACCTTATCCCAAATAGCATCGTCTTCAATCTTCATAGATATCATCCATGTACCTTTGGGGTAATCCATACCAAATACTTGTTGTTTATCTTTTGCTGGGTCATCAACAATCCAACTTTCCACAACAGAAACTCCATTGAGGAACTTTCTTCCGTGTTCTATATTTGTCTTGTCTAATAACTTTTCCAACATGAACTTTTGTTGTAATTTCTTTATAGTTTCAGCAGTAAAATATACATAATATACCTCACCCGTAATTTCGTTCCTTCTAATAATCATCTTATCAGGAACCATAGCAGGCCCGACAACCATTCTTTCCTCCATTGAGAATACAGAAAAACTCATCTCATTTCTAATGGATTTAAGTTTATCAGCCGCCCAATTTACTCCTGTTGTTCCACCCCATCCTAACCAAGCTACATAACCTTTATCTTTCCAAGGCGTATCTTTGTATTCAGGTGCTACTTCACTATTCTTTTGATGTCTTTGGAAACCAGACATTCTGGCTATCGTTTCCTCACTTATTTTTTCACCCTTACATAATTGATTGGCTCTTATCCAACCTATTTGAGTCATACCTTTAACTTCGTCTCCATGTTCTTCTTTCCACTTGATAGCTTTACAAGCATTATTTCTGGCACTCGAAGGGTAGTCATCGTAAGATTGAAACTCTTGTTTCATCATCTCTTTAGCCATTTCAACAGGAACACAATTTGGTACTTCTCTACCATCAAGTATTTTAGTACCTATTGGTTCATAACCCTCCCAACAAGCATCTTCAAGTCCATAGTTATCCATAGGGTTATCAGAACCGCCAACATCATCAGGGTCAGTTTCACCATCTGTGATATAACTTGTATCTTCTTTTGGATGTGTCTTACAAGGCATAAACAAGGTCTTATCTCCGTATGAATGTGGATGTGAGCCTTCACAACCAATCAACATAGCAATTGCTTCAGCATCTTCTTGTTTTTCAAATAAAGGTAAAGAAGCAAGAACTGGTTTTTTCTTTGGTTTTGATATTTGTTCCACATAAGGAGACAAAGCACTAACATCAGGATTTGATGCTGCGAAACCAGTTCTCGGTGGTGTATTTCCTGCGTTTATTGTTGCTTGTGTTCTTGTATCTGGACCTGGCATATCATCCTCGTCCATCACATTACCGAGCGCCTTATCGTTATTTACAATACGACCTGTAGGTTCATAAACCAGTTGAACCCAACGATGACGACAGTTATACGAACCACGCCAAGTGAATATATCATATCCATCAGGGCCTACTTCATTTACGGAACGATTACTCATTTCCATTATATCTTCAATTCTAAAAACTCTACGAGCAGCCATCATTTCAGCACAAAATGTTCTGTTGAGTTCATCTTTTGGGCCTACATACTTATATCTAAATCTTACATTAGGGGTATCTTGTGCTGACGGTAAATTTGGATTACTTATAATTTGAAATTCTTTTTTTCCAACAGATTTTACCGCTGTAATTTCCCAACCTTCTTTTTCAAGGAAACCTTGTGGTTCTCCATAAGCATGAAACATTTGTATAACCTGTGGTACCTTTTCATCAGATAAAATGTAATGAGAACATTTACCGTCTTCACAAGGTGTTTGTTCTTCTTGATTAAAATACTCAAAATTTGCTTCATGTGCTGGCATTTCTACCAACGCTATACCATCAAGCCCCGCTTCTTCATCTCCGTCTTGAATAATAAGCTCTATAATTTTAGGGGTCATATACTATTAAATATCAATTTTTAAGAAAAGTTCAATTTTATAATGTGGAACGGTCTTTAATGTTTCTATCCAACATTTGTTGATTCGTCATATCACTTGATACCACATATGTTTTTATTGGAACTTGTTGAGTATTCATCATAGTTTGTAATGATGATAATGTCGTATCAGAACTAATACTTGAAATTGCTAATCCTCCATCAGCAAATCTTCTACCTCCACCTATTTCATTTATTGCTGATAGTAATGGTCTAAAAGCTGCTGTGGATTGAGCATTTATAACACTTTCACCATTACTCAACATAGCAGGTATCAAATCACTCCTACCTGAACCAGGGCCAGTAACCATACCACCAAATGCTAAACCTCTTGGTTTTGGAACTGCTGTTCCTGACGCTGCTGGTGTTTCGTTTCCACCTGTTTCACCCCCACCTTCTTTTGCTGCTTTTGTAGCATCGATAACAGCTTTAATTATTCCAACAGCTTGAGCAGCATATAATATTAAAAGTGGTATATTTTGCGGAAAACCAACTTTAGCTGTTTGTGCTGAACCTTCAGCAATTGCCGCTTTTGACCTGAAAAATGTACCTTTAGCAAAAGTCAAAGTTCTTTTAGCTTCCAAAACAAGCTCTTTAGCTAAGATGACCTGTTTGGCTAATAATGCCGCTTTACCAGCAGCTGTTTCAGCTCCAAAGGCTCCTATAACAGCATCTGCTGCTCTCAACTGTAAATCAACCTGTGCTTTTCTTATCTGTTCTTGTTGTTGAGCATTCTGTTGTAAGTTAGCAGTTCGTGCTCTATCTAACTCATCAAGTTTTTCTTGGTTACCAGCATATAGCGCTTGTTGAGCTTTGAAATATTCTTCGTCTTGTTTTAATTTGTCTGCTAATAATTGTTGTTGTAATTGAAAATTGGAAGATGCTGCTTCTATTTGTTTGTTGAATTTTTCGTCATTAGCTTTTTTGTCGTCATCAAGTTTTTTAATAGCAGCTTCTCTATCGGCTTTAATTCTTTTATTATTTTCAATCTCAATAGTATTCGTTAGAGATTTTTGTTGATTTTTTAACTCTTCGACTCTTGCCGCTTCTTCTTTTGTGAAATTTCCAACCTCTTGTTTTCTTTTTTCATATAGAGCAAGTTCATCATTTACCGCTTTTTGTTGAGATATATAAATCTCATCTTGTGCTTTTCTTGCTTCTTTTGAATTTTCCCCATATAACTCTTTTTGTTTATTATATGTTAAAGTAAGGTCATCAACTATTTGTTTGTTTTCTTGTTGTTTTAATTTTACAAGGTCTTGAAATGCTTTAGTTGCTAATTCTTTTTCTTTATTAGTAAATTCAGTTTTTTTATTTATATATTCAGCTTCAAGAGCGGTGAGTTGAGCTGTATAATCTTTATATTCTTTGGAGTTTTTTGGATATAACGCTTGTGTTTGTTCCAACAATTTTTTCTTGGAATTATAACTATCTTCAGCGTATTTTTTTTCGATAGCCAGTCTTTCTTCTTCTGTTTGTGATTGAGACATAGCTATTGCTTTTGCCTTATCCAAATCAGCTTGTCTCAACTTTTCTTGTTGTTCGTAATTTGCTTTTGTTGATTCAAGATATTTAGCATGAGCAGCTGCGGCTTCTTCTAAGTTTTTCTTTTGGGTCTTTGTTGTTTCTTTTGTACCTTGTTCATATCTGGAATAAGCATCTTGGGTTGCTTGGACACCTGTACTCACAGAACTGGTAACTTGCTTGATACCGTCTTTTATCATATCAGTATCAAAAGTGAATAGACCAACTAACAATTTACCAGCACCAACAACTGTTTCTTTGATGAAAGTCACGAAACCAAATATCGTTGAATATAATATACCAAAACCTTTTATTACGGTTGGTAAAGCTTGTATCGCTAAATCGATTAGAAGATTGAAAACTGGTTCTAAAGCAGCAAAAATACCACCCAAGATTTGCTCAAACGCAATCATTATTGGTTCAAGCTTTTTCATCGCTTTTTCGTTAGATGTAAAAGCAGCAACTAATTGACCAACGAGTGCGACAATTAGTCCAATACCAGTAGCTTTAAGTGCTAAACCAAATTTGTTTGTTGAAGATGTGATAGAGTCTAAACCTCTACCTAATGAACCAACGACTCCTGGTGCTCCTGCTAAAGTATCAATCCAATCTTCCGATTGACCCTTTGCTGTTTTAGCAGCATCACCAATATCATTTATTCTGCCTTGTATTCTTTTAAAGTCATCACTTCCAGCAACAACCTCTTTTTGTAATTGCTTTAACTCACGGAGAGATTTAAGTGTAGGAGCAGCATTTATTGCCGCATCAACTCTTACTTGTAAAGTTTGTGTTTGTGCCATTACAACTCACTTCTTTTCTTAGCTAACTCAAAAAAATCTGGTAAATTTTTGAGTTGATTATACCATTTATGAAAATCTGTTTTATTTGGAAATTCAGTATTCAAGGCTCTTCTTAAATCACCAATAGGGTCTATAAGGTCATTATCTTCTGTTTTTTCAATTATCTCTGTGCTCATAATAAGAAATATCATTTTTTATTTATCCGTTCATAACAAGGTTTATAATGGAATACAAGACCCTCCACTACAAACATAGATTCCAAGTATCTCACCTGTACCATCTATGTCTGCTATACGGAATGGGCCTGTTGCTGTGTCTGTTGAAATATTTGAGTAAGCCAGATAACCACTTTGACCTGCGTAGCCATAAATGAAATCACCAATAGTTAAGCCAGCGTAGTTTTGTGAAGCACAATCTTCAACCTGTATCAAATAGTTTGTAGTACAGAAATCACTACAATTTGCTCTCAACGCTCCGTGTGTATAGATTGTAGCAGGACAATTCTTGGTAGGTGTGGGGGTTGTCGTTGGTGTGGTTGTGATTTCAGGTGTTAAAGTATTCGTAGGAGTGTTGGTAGGAGTTGATGTGAAAGTTGGTGTAGAAGTAGAAGTAATACTTGGGGTAGGTGTGGGTGAAGCACAACACTCAATAGACACAGTAAAGCCAGTAACATCACCAAATGTAATTGGTAAGTCAAAACCTGAACTTTGTGAACCATCAGCACATATACTTACAGGTGTATTAGGAGTTTGAATATTACCATTACAATCAATATAGAAAGTCCCTTGTCCGCTTATACCCGTAATGTTGATTTGATTACAAGTTGAATTACAAACACAACCAAGATTAGTAATTACATAACCAGATGCTTGGTGTACGAATATTGAACCAAAACTATTATCGTGATAAACTATAAAGTTCAGATAAGAGTTTGTATAACCTGTTTGTTGTACCCCACTACAATTATACCATGTTATATAATCAGCATCAGGGACACCACTAAATGATATCATAAATGCTGAGCAACATGGTTGGGTAGGTGTGGGGGTCATCGTAGGAGTTTTTGTGATAGTTGGTGTGTTTGTACTTGTTATGGAAGGTGTTGCTGTTCTCGTAGGAGTCATTGTAGGTGTGGAAGTCCTTGTAGCAGTTATAGAAGGGGTAGGAGTTATAGGAACAGGATTACATATATCCAAATTACCATTAGAATATATACGGGCTATGTCTGTACCTACAAATCCATTCAATTCACTCCAATCACCACCTATGAAATAACAATCATCAGTTATTTCAATATCTCTTACACCTCTACCTGGCTGATTTATGAAGGTCATAGTTGTTGTAAATCCTGTATCTAAACCACCATTTACATTTACCCTTCTTATTCCGTGAGAGAATATTCTACCACCAGCAAGTATTTTATCACTCGGAAGTATCTTTATAACATCAACTTCTGCAAATGCTGTTGTGGCTGTAAATGTAGTGTCTTTAGCACCTGTTGTAAGTAATCTGTCTATAACACCGTTATCTGCTACAACAACTTTACCTGTGCTTTGTATACCAAGAGCAATAACTCTTGTCGCTGCTGAATAAGTTATAGCACTAAATGTGGTATCTAACGAACCATCTTGGTTCAATCTAACAACATCAGGAACAACTGAACCATTATATGTGTTCCAATTACCAGCAACATAGTATTGGTTGTTATATTCTTGGATTTCATTTACAAATGGGAATATACCTGCTGTAGGAGCAAAACCTGTTGTAAGACCACTAAATGTTGTATCTATTGAACCATCACTATTCAATCTAACAATACCACCTTTGTTATTTCCATTGAATGTACTAAATGAACCAACAACAAGTATCTTGTTATTACTATCTACTAATATACTTTCAACTTGAGCATTAAAACCTGTTCCTATGTTAAATGTTGTATCTCTAAATCCTGAAGGTAGAACTCTTGTTAGCCTGTTTTGAGAAACACCACTATAGGTTGTGAATGCTCCACCTAATAAGACATTTCCGTCAGGTTGTACTTGAATATCCACAACATACCCGTTTGTTAAACCAGTTGTGTTGAATGGACTACCAACTATATTACTTGTTGTAAGGTCAAGTGCTGTAAAATAACGGATAGGCGTACCGTTATATTGGAACATATCACCCCCGACATACATTCTATTTCTTGATTGGTCTAATGCTAATGATAAAATATCAAAGTTGAAGGTACCCGATTGGGTAAATCCTGAACCACTTGGGAAACATATACAAGGTGTAGGGGTCATCGTAGGTGAAGGCGTGAAAGTAGGAGTTGCTGTATTAGTAGGTGTGAAAGTAGGAGTTGTCGTATTAGTAGGAGTGAAAGTTGGTGTGGTTGTAGTTGTAGTTGTAGGAGTTGGAACCATAGTTTCCGTAGGTGTGTTTGTGGCTGTATTAGTTGGAGTCATCGTCGGAGTAGCAGTATTGGTGGGGGTGTTTGTGGGACAAGCAGTCAAAGATGCTGTAATCGTCGGTGTGTTCGTCGATGTATTACTTGGTGTAGGACTAATTCTCAATCTATTTATACTCATTTAACAACAATTTGAACCATCTACGGTTATATATACATAATTGCTTCCACCAGGAAAAACATATGTTTGATTACAAGCAAAACCTGAATTAGGACAACTTGCTGGAGGCGTATCTAAAGCTAAAATACAAGTAGAATTAGTTGTGAAATCAACTATATCTCCAACGCTAAGACCAGTAATAGTATAAAAATATTGGCATGTTAAACTATCAATATTTCCTATGATTTCATAAGAACCATAATTTACTTGATACTGTAAAATATTCTCAGCATTTACATATTTGGCATAAACGAACAATTCAGATAAACTCGGAGTACTGCTTGGAGTTATTTGTGGGGTACTTGTTTGAGTCATGGTTGGTGTGGGAGTCATTTGAGTCATGGTTGGCGTAGGCGTGGGGGTGATTGATGTTGCTGTAGGGGTTAAACCAGGACAAACAGTACTCGTAGCAGTAATCGTTGGACTGATTGACGGGGTCAAACTAATCGTTGGAGTGTTGCTCGGCGTGGGAGTGGGTGTATATACAAATGCCATTACTTATAAATATCTTTTTTTAACAAGGTGTTCCTGTTGTTGTTATCGTGAATACTGCTAAATCACCATAAGGGTAACCAGGAAGTACTGAACCCTCATAGATACAAGTTGTTATAGTATAAGAACCGAGAGAACTTATATATACATATGTTGTTGTACCTGACGGACATTCGTTATATTTTATCCAACCTGTTTCAGTTATATTAAGCGTTGTGTTTATCTTACAAGGTAATCCTGAAGGTGTGGGAGTGATTGTTGGTGTGGTCGTTGGAGAAATACCTGGAGTTAAAGTTTGAGTTGGTGTGGGTGTGGGTGATTTGTATGGCGTGCTCGTAGGTGTGGGAGTAGGTAAAGGTGTCCAAGAAGTACAAGCGCTAAATGAGTTCAAACAATAACTAAACCCTGTTGTTTGGAACGATGAATATAAACCACATAAAGTTATTGCTGATGACGGGTCTAAAGTCCAACTACCATTTACCCCATCACAATATTTGAATGTAAATGTTTGTGGTGTTGCTCCTGTGTTAGTTATAACCATATTCACACAATCACCAGTAAATGGTGTTGTTGTTTCATCTTTTATGTTTAATAAGAAATTAGGTGTGGCAGCACTACAACTATTGAAAGTAGCATAATCGTAATAGATATTATAAGAATATTTTACTTCACCATATAAAGAAAAAAATGGTAAGGTATAATCATAACTTTCATTATATTCAGTTCGTAATACTCTAAATCTTTTTGTTAGTGAAAAATACGGATATGGACGATATGTTTGTATGTTGATATATTGACCCTCAAAAGCCCATATTGGATAACAAATATCGGTATGTGTATGTATAACATTACAAGGGTTAGTACAATCAACAAGGTCATAAAATCTTACAGGCGTGGGTGTGTAATCCCTCGTCAGTTTTACCAATTCAACATTACATAAACCAGGTTGTAGTAGTGATAAACCTGAAATCTTATTTATACGGAATTTAGCATTTTTGATTACAATTGTTTCATTATAATATAAACTTGCTACTTCCCAAGGCGTTAGATACATTTGTACTTGATAAATCTTGTTTTCATCACTCGTAAGGTCAGTTAGATAATCACGATAATATCTGTCGTATTGGTTTTCCAAATCAGGATAAACAAGTTCATCATCAGTAAATGTATTACTACTATCATAGATGGTATAATGAGAAAAACCTGTTAAAGCAAATGGATAAGTTGTTAGTCGATTAAAGTTTGGATATGTGGCAATAGCGGTCAAACCAATATTCGTAAATGGAATATTAGAACCTCTATATCTATAAAATATTGGATTTGTTTGAGTATTACCTGAAGGAAGTGATACCGACATAAATGTTTGTCTCGGTATTGATTTAAAAGGTCTATACTCAAATGTGGAAATACCATTATTATTATTTTCCTTTGATATAAAATAACATGGTAAAGCAAAGTTCGTAGTACCACTTGCGTTGAGGTAATAGTCAGTATTTTGTCCTAATGTCTGTGTAATATTTGTGGTAGAGTTTTTATAATCTATATCCAAATCAAATTGATTCTGTCCAAATATTTTATTTGTTCTTTTTTGATACTCTGTATTTATGAAATCTTTATCTGGCTGATTGGATGTGAAAATCGTACCATTTATAATATTTGTAGTTGGATATAGATTTTGTGTAGCATCATAATTCACCTTATCAGTCCAATCCAAAGTTTCCCCCTTACCTATATAATTTATCATAGGTTCCACTATAAGAGTTTTTGTCTTGAATGGATGTTCTACTACAACTAAATTAAATGTCTTATTTATATTCTGTATGAAGTCAATTTGTTTTTGGTCGCAAGACATTTCCTTATATAATTCAATCGTATAAGGTAAGACAACAGGGCTGCTCGTAATTTCAAATGTTGCTCCAGTAACATTAAATGGCAAACCATTTTTTGTATAAGATAGAAAAAATAAATCAGTACCGAGATAAAAACCATTAGATAAGGTTGTACCAGTCATATAGAATGTATTGGTTAGACCTGAGCTTTGTGTTAAAACATAATAATTTGATGAAGCAATAAGGTCAGCATTTATTGCTGTACCCGTGTTTTGTCTATATCTCCAAAGTTGAAATGTTCCTCCTGTATATATGAATGGAAAAAAACCATATGCTGCTGTACTCACAACAGAGATGCTTGCTTTCCATGTATAAGGTGCCCCGTTGCTTTGTGGTAAAGCGAACATATGTTGTAATTCAGTTTGTGATAAAGAAGTAGCAGAATAAGCGGAATATGATATTGGGTTAAAGTTCATATTCTCTTCTGTTATTACTTCTGTTTGAACCCAATTTACATTTGTTATTACAGAGGTTGCCAAGTTTCTTACTGCTCTTAAAATTGAACTCGTTTGACCTGAAAGATTCACAAACTTATATTTATAAGGTTTGGCTTGTGCCATAAATGGTTGTTCTGTATTAAAAGATAGAGGTATGTAATATCTTCCAAAATAATCACTATCAAAAAACTCACTTTCCAAAAAGTATCCTGCTTGATTCACAATCAATTCATATAGTTTCCTTGTTCTTACTGAAGGAATAAAATATGTTGATATAAGCGGGGTACCTGAAAAATCAAAGAAGCCAGTAACTCCTGAAAAATCTAATAGTGGGGTTTGAGATACATTTATATCTCTAATATCTCTATATGTTGTACCAGTATAATCATAACCTCTCTGTCCCAAAACATAATTTACATCCCCAAGATTTACAGGATTTGGTACTGCTGGAACTATTGGATTTGTGGCATTAAATGAATATGGATTGTGTAATGATGGGTCAAGGAAAAAAGATTCAACAACTTCACTATCGTATAATGAGTGATTGAGTGATGATGTATCAACATTACAAAGTGCTTTATCACCTATGTTAGCTACAAGGTCTCCCACAGCTGAATAGAAGGTTATAGAATACACTTTCTCTATCTTGTTGATAGAAACACTATTCAATCTTACATACCCGTTATAGAGTTCGTATCCATCGTAGATAAGGTCTGCTTCAAACTTTTTCTTTGGGTTCCAATCTGTGAATACTTGGTTGATATCAAAAAAGTAATTAAAGATATAGTTGTTATTCTTCGAACCTGGTACCTTAAACTCCTTGGTAAAAGCACTATTCTTTTTTGTAATGTCCTGCACCTCAGCAAAAGACACTTCCATATCAATATCTTCATTACCATAGAGTTCTATAAACTCTTGCTTCCCGTCAATATAACATCTAATTTGTAGTCCCATATATTATCCTTGTGTTCTGTATCTCTTTACATCAGCATATTGTAATGTGAATGTGTATTGGAATATCTTTTGATATTGTCTTTGGAACTTTTTGAGTTCTCTGTTTTCCAAAACAACAGGTAAAAGGTATTGGTATTGTCTTATCTCACCTAAACAAGACTGGCAATCTTCTATATCAGGTTGAGCACAAGGGTCAATCATTTCAGTTGTCCCTTCTATAATATATACTTCAGGTGAGTTGAAGATTTCTTCCACAACAACAGTATCTTCATCAGTCATGAAATCAGACATACATTCAATTTTATAAGAAGCGTTTTGTTCGTAAATTGTTGTTCCTCTTTGATATGCTCCTCTTGAATAATATTGTTTGTCTAATGAGCTTTCTTGTCTATATGATTTTCTTTCTACCTCAAATGTCTTGGTAGATTTCTTACCAAATGTATAAGTGTCCCACATACCCCTTCCATTTAAGAAAAGAAGGTGAATTGGTTGGTTGATACAGTCAGGGTCAATCATATAAAATTCAAGGATTTCACTTGTCCTTGCCGAAAAGTTCATGTTAGTACCTGATGTTAAATAAAAACATAGTTTTTGAGCATCTTGTGGAATCACATTCGTTCCTGATTGTGTAATGTTCCATGGCATATAAAAAACAGCTTGTTTCCAAATATCGTAGTTATTTGTAATTGTTGAGTTGTTTGCTGTGTAAGCAGAATAGGTGTAGTTATCACTTTGTGTATCAGCTCCTCTCACAACTACTCTTGTTGTTTGGTTATTGAAATAATCATTCTGTCCATCAAGGAAAGATATGATTATAGGACAGTCAGGGTGATGTTGTCTTCTTCTTACCCTTTGTGATACGAAACCACCTTGAGAGATTGTCTTATATTCTCTGCCAGCAGCATTTAAGAACTCACGAGGCCCACAAGTCGTGTCCTCTCCCTGTTGATAAATGTGTCTAAACAAATCATAATAATACCACGACTGATTATTTACCTGATAAAAGTTTGGGGATTGTGTATAACCTGAACCAAGTGTTGCTCCTGAAAGGTATGGTGATGGTATAAGTTTGTTATCCACACCAGGAAAAATATTGACTGCTGCTGGTTGATATGATGCTAATAAATCCATATCTAATACAATAGAGTTTGTATTCGTGTCTTCATATTCACATCCAACTTTAACTTGATATTGTTCTACATGCCAAAGTACAGGTAGGTCAGCATTTAGGTCTCCTGTAGGCCATAAATTATAAGCATTCAAGGTTCTTGTATTTGTAGCATCACTCATAGTAAGAACAGAGTTTTCTTGTGCCACATAATTTAGATACGGATATGTTGTCCCCGAGAAACGAGGGTTAGCTTTTAAAAAGGTTCTAACGATTTCTTCCAACTCGATTATTGCTCTACCATAGGAGTTTGGACGAACCTTGAGTCTGGCTGTAGGTTGTGGAGAACCTGAAAAGTTTATACTATCTGGTCTGAAATATATATCCACTACAAACTTAAAGTTTTGTAAGGTATATCCTGTTGATGAAATAGTATAGATATGCTCACCATTACTTGGGGTAATTGTTAGTGGTGATTGTTCTACATTTATTATTACACTCATTTTATTCTGGTTGTTGTATTATTTTGATTAAAAATTCTTGAAGGTCAAGACCAAGTTGTGCTGCTGGGCCTTTGGGGTCATCAAATGAACTTATAAAAACATCAAAACTATTATCATAAAAATTGGTAGGTTTGATACCAAATTTTTGTATTGAAGATGATATAGCAAAAGCTGTTGCCTTAATATTGAACTTTTTGAATCTACCTTTCGTATCTCTGTTTAATCCTTTGTCTTTTATCCAATCCATCAAAGGTTTTAATGGTACATATTTTCCTGGCTGTCTTCCATCATTTACATATTTCCAATAATTTAACATATTGATTTTAATTCTATTTGTATTTGAGTCAAATGATACCTTTATAGAATTATATAAAGCACCAGTTTTTTTGGTCATATTTCTAATACCTGTTGGAGCTTTTTGACCAAAATAACCTGGAGCATATGGATATGGTTTTGCCAAATTATCTTTTAAAGCATTTTGGAAATCCATAGCAAGTTTTTCCATAGCCTCATCAAATTTCGGCTTTGGTATTTTTTGGAAAGAATAAAACTTATAATTACTCGCTGTTTCCATCGCTGTTATTATCACAAGGGGGGAATGCTGAATAAGGAGCAATACACCTATTTATAGCATCAGGAACTCTGAGCCTAATTTTACCCGACCAACCATTTACATAATCATCATATGCTTCACCAAAAGGGGTCATATCAATAGGGTAATCAATATCTAAATTACAATAACACTCCATCCCTGTTGCGTATTTGAGTTGAGCGATTACATCTTTAAGAATGTCTAATGTATCAGAATAGGTATCGAGTTCGTTTTCAAAGTTTTTAACATTTTCAATATCCATGATTAGAATATTGAACTCGTATGTTGTTTCTTTTCCATCTGTTCTAGCTAATTCTGGTATCACCCACATAGCAGGATAGAAGGGTGCTTGATTCCCTGTATTTTCTTGCTTTAATCTCATTTCCGTTTGGTAAATAAGTTGTTCCACATCACCAAATCCCCACGATTGGATTTGTTCGTGGTAATCTGCCAATTGACGGAGCAAGTCCATGATTTTTTTATAGTTATAATATCCTACGCTGTTTGCCATATTACCTGAATTTCATTTGTTGTTGAACCTTCTGTTGTTCCCTTCTCCTTATATCATTTATGTCTTTACTATATGCTAAATAGTTTAAAACAAATACTAACGGATATGTAGTAATTTCTTCGACTTTTGTAATATCTTCGTTCGCCAACGATACAAGAGTAGCGAACCAGCCCCAATGCCTATCAAAGGAATAAATTTCACGAGAATCCAAATCATCTTTGCCATCAATTTCAGGTTTTGCCAAAAAGAGGCCTGAAAATTGCCTTTTAAGGTTTTCTCTAAATGAAAAAAAAAATTGGTTGCTCCTCTAACATATTTGACTGGTAGTTTTTTAAACTCGTCTGCCTTTTTTTGTAATTCTTTTGAATTATAAGGTATGTAATTTCCTTTATCATCCAATTCACGATACAGCATAGCCATCATTAGTGGCATTTCCTTTTTCTTTTCGTGGGGTTCTTTTGATAGGTATGTGTCTATGTCTATGAACTCACCAAATGTTAAATTTGGTAAATCCAAGAAACGATACTTTTTATTGTTGAAATCAAACTCGTTATAGAACTTATCCCCATTTTCATTTAAAAAAGCGGAGATTTTATTAGCAACTTTGACTACTTCTAAATAATCACTATTTTCAATTTCTTCTTCGGTAAGTCCTGTTGTAAATGATAATAATTTTACACAAAACTCACGCTCATCAGTCCATTCTTGTAATAGAACAAGTTTAGACCACATCTCAACTGTAGGTTCTTCAAGTTTGTATTGTTTGTTTTTATACTTAAAAGTCATCATATAGAAATATCTTTTTTCATTTATTTATTCACAACTCTAATAGGTTATCGAACCACTTATCTATGTCGTAATATCTTGAGTTAGAACCTTTGTCGTTAAAACCCCTATCTGTATTATTCATTTTAGTTTTACTATTCAATAACGAATTACCACCATAAGTTGAACTACCTATATCGTTTCTACCTTTAACAGACTTACTAATAACACCATCATTCAACATATCATCACACACAAGAATATTGGCGGGGAATCTACCCTTAACATCACTCCCTTTTCTTTTAAAATAACCACTTATCCACGGCGTATTATATATTCCTTGTTCTAAATTATTTTTACATGCTTTATTACTATCCTTCTCATCAACAAAAGGTATTCTACAATCATCAATCCAACATATACCTTTAGCGTACAACATAGGTTCCATAACTTGCTTTTTTCTTATAAGAGTGATAGGAGAGTGCTAATGATATCACACAATCGTCGTGGAACCCATTAGGAGACCCGTATTTAATCTTTCTTGTCTTTGGTGAGTATTCATATGTAAAAACAGATAACTCCTTGTATAGGTCTGTATTGAGGTCTGGTGATGGTAGTTTAATTTTACTTTCATTCATACCCATAATTAAATCTTCAATCATATTTTGTTTACTATCACTATTTGTTATAAATGGTTGAACGGAAGGGTATTGTTTTTTTATCTGCTCATATAGAACATCACCTATACTGTTGACCTCAGCAAAACATACTGGTCTCCACTTCTTTAATTTAACAACGACTTCACTTATAATAATGTCCCAACTCTTTTGTCTTTCCCTGTAAAAATCAACCATTTCTCCTTCTGAATTGAGTATGGTAAGTACGGTGTAGTCATTTTGACGACCAAAATCGAGACCAGCATAATATTTTTTGTTTGGGTCTTGTTGTGGATATTGATTCAATACACACAGATTCTTTAAGGAACCAAAAACTTCCCCACCATCATCTATAAACTCTGCTAAGATTTCTTGTTTGTAAATTGTTTCAGGTAGGGACAACTTTGCTTCAATCAATTCTTCTTCGGTAATGTATGGTGTATCAAATGATGTGGCGTGGAATGTTTTGTATTGGGGGTATTCTTCACTATAACCTCTCATCGCAATATTGTGAAACCAGTTCTTTCCCTTTGGTGTGGATATGAATAATACTTTCTTACCTCTAACCAATACGGTTGGTCTCAATACTGTCTTCCAAACTCCTTCCCTTTGATATGCCGCTTCATCCATAATCAAGTAATCTAATGTGTATCCACGCAAAGTATCTTCTCGTTCCCCTGACCTGAAATAGATTACAGACCCGTTGATGAATGTTATTGTTAGTTCGCTCTTATTGACTGACTTGGTAAGTCCTGTCCCCGCTATTGTATTGGTAAGTTCGGTGAATACTTTTTTTGCTTGTGAATAAACAGGAGACACCCACATACTTACCGAACCATTATCTTCAAGTCCCCACTTGAGTAGTAGGTTCATCGCAGTAAATGATTTACCTACCTGTCTTCCAAAACACCCGATGATATACTTTACACCTTGTGATAAGCAAGCCTCAATAATCTCTTTTTGTTTGAGTGTCGGGGTGAAACCTTGAACTGTTATTTGTTTATTCATTTGTGTCTATAAAGTGTGTCCCATTCCAATCTCTCCACTATCTCATATCCAAGTGAAAACATTAGTTCGTCGAACTGGTTTAGGTCAATCTCATTCTCGTAGTTCTTTACTTGGTAGTGTGCTGTCTCTGCGAATATTAGTTTTGGTCTTATGTCCCCTAATGATTTCATCACCTTATATTCTGCTCCTTCAACATCAATAAACAATAAATCAATTCTAACCACATTTATCTCCTTACAGAAGTCGTCAAATCTTTTGGTAGGTATTTGTATCCCATCCGTATCATAGATGACTGTATGGTTTAATGCTTCGTTCGTATTAGGTTTTAGAAGTGGTTTGACTAATGAACCAGCATAACCCCAATCTATGTTCTGTTGTTTCTCATATAAACTTGGATAGAATGTTGCCTTACCTGTTGTATCACTCATACCAAAATTGTAAGTGTGAATACCATAGGTCGCTGCTCTGTCGTAGTGTCTCAAATAATTTACGGGGTCTGCTTCAACAGCATAGACATCAGCATTCGGGAACTGACTTTTGAGTATGATACTATCTTGGAAATCACACGCTCCAATATCAAAAATTGTTCTTACATCAAGTTTTGATAATTCGTTGTAAAGTTGTCCTCTACTCATTTGGTTCCCCGAAGTTTAATTTAATTGATGTCCCTGTGATATGGACTTTATCAGGTTCGTTTAGTCCCTGTAATTTAGCAAGGTCATTTAGTGAGTTCCTTGCGTTTGTTAGGTCTCCTTGAACGAGTGCCTGTTCGTATATGTCCCAATACTTCTGTGTATGCTTGAGAACGAGTTTGTCTTTTTCTAATTCAAACTTCTTCTTGAGTAATACCCATACCTTACCCCAATATTCGTTCGCTTGTGATTTTGAAAGATTAGCTGTGTCCTTAGCCCATTTAACAAACTCACTATACGATAAGTGATTCTCAAGTATCTCACGAGCAGCACTATTGATAAATGTTCTCTTTTCAACATCAGTCATCTTTTTAGCATATGAACCTTTTGGTCTTCCTGCTGGTCTTGGAGCAGGAGGGGTTAGTGGTAAATCATCATCAGGAATTATTATGTCCGTCATCTGTTGTAA